CTTTCCCGACTTCTACATCAAATACAAGAACGCTAAAGGCGTCACAGTAGAAGAATTAATAGAAGTAAAACCCTTCTCTCAATGTTCTCCACCCAATCCAAAGAAGAAACTCACTAAAACAGGTAGAACTTCTAAACGATATCTTAAAGAAGTACAAACTTATATAGTCAATGATGCCAAATGGAATTCGGCTATAAAATACTGTAAAGATAGAAACTGGAATTGGAGAATTCTTACAGAAAAAGACATTAACATCTATTAACTGATATAAATACTATATTAGACTATGGTAATTATATTATGGTAAAAACTAATACGGAGTAAATTTTATGAATAAAATATTAGTATTATTATCAACTATAACCGCGTTGATATCTGGACCAAGTTACGCTATGTCAGGACACTATGGATTAAGTTCTGATTATATGTGGAGAGGTGTATCACAATCTGATGGTAAACCTGCAATAAACTTTAGTTTAGAACAAGAGGTTGGAGCTGGATTCTATGGAGGAGTTCAAGGATCAAGCGTTGACTTTAATGATGGCACTAAGATCGAATATGATCTTTATGGTGGGTATAAGTATAATAGAGATAAATTTTCATTAGATGTAGGATATATGTCTTACAGATATGATGCAAATTCTGACTCTAGAAACTTTGAAGAAAAATATGTAGTACTTGGGTATGATGCAATAAGTATAGGTCATGCTTCAGGTATGCATGATGCGTTAGATTATGATTGGGTAGATTTAAAAGTCCCTTTCATTGACTTCGCTGATGTTACCTTACACTATGGAGATTATGATGGTGTCAAAGATAAAAGTGTAAACATTGAATACGCACTATCAGACACAATGAGTCTTGGAGTATTAATACAATCCAATGTTAGAGATGATCACATCGCCATCGGTGATGCTGTATCAGTACATTTTAAAACAGTATTCTAGGACTAACAGATGGCCGGGAGACTTTTCGATAAATTAGAACAAGAAGCATTCAGAGCTGGTATACCTGCTCGTACAAAGGAATCAATGAAATGGTTTCAAGATAATGTGAGTAGTTCATCAGTCTCCCGAAAATCTTTAATAAAAGATGGACCAACTAGAGCAAAACAAGTATATGGAAGTATGTATCACTTTCAATATGATCCAAAAACAAAATTACAATTATCATATTATGATAGATTCCCATTAGCTATACCTGTCCAACGAGCACCAGGAGGATTTCATGGTATGAACTTACATTATATCGCACCAAATCTAAGAGCACAATTTTTAGATGGGTTATTAGATATAACAAATAATGATAAATTTGATAGAACAACTAAATTTAGATTAACATACGAACTTATGCAGGGTGCAAGAAAGTTTAGATTCTTTAAGCCTTGTTTTAAACATTATCTATCAGCACATATTAAATCTAAATTATTATTAATAGAACCCGCAGATTGGGAAATTGCAATATTTTTACCAACCGAATCATTTAGAAAAGTTAGTAAAGATACTGTATGGAAAGAAAGTAGGAAAAAATTCTAATGAATATAAATCGATTATTAGCCAATATGGACAATATGGCAAGAACAAATGATTTTAGTGTAAATATATTTGGGCCAGGTATGGGTATAGGTAGAAAAAGAGAGATTGGAGCCGGTGGTCTAAGTAGGCGTTCCAAGGGAAGGGCAAACGGGTCTTATACTATAGAATCGGGTGACACATTGACTCAAATAGCCGCAGACAATAATACAACCATAGAGGCCTTGATGAAGGCCAACGAAAATATAAAAGACGCAAATGTTATAAGGGCCGGAGATTCATTATCAATTCCAGGTACTGGTGAAAGAACTTTTAAAAAACAGTCATTAAGTATTAGAGGCCTTCGTTGTACAAATATAAATTTACCAGGCAGATCATTCATTACAACTCCACATACAGAATATGCAGGTGGTCCTAAAACTAATAGAATTCAAAGTATAGATTATGAAGGTGGTCAAGTACAAATGACCTTTATGTGCGATTCTACTTTTGAAGATAAAAATAAGATAGAACTTTGGCAACGAATGATATTTGATGGAGCCTACAGTTATGAATATTATGATAATTATGTAGGACATATAGAGATAGAACAAGAAGGTAGAAATAAACAACCAATATATTCAGTAAGATTACATGAAGCCTTTCCTTCATCAATACAATCCCAGACTTTAGACTCTCAGGGAGGTCCAAATCTACAAACATTTACTTGTACATTCGCATTTAGAACTTGGAGTTCAAATTTTAATAATCAATCTGGAGGACTTCTTGGAGGATTGTTTAATAAAGTATCAGGAAAAATTAATACAAAAATTGATGAGAAACTAGACGATTTACTTGGTTTCTAATGATATAAATATCATATAATATAATAGAGGAATAAATTATGAATTTACCAACGATTGAAACACCACAATATACTTGTATGTTACCCATTGCACAAAAAGAAATTACTTACCGACCTTTTTTAGTGGGTGAACAAAAATCATTACTAATATCTCAAGAAGCAGAGAATGTACATAATTCAATAAAAGAAATTCTTAGACTGATCACTGCATGTACAATGGACTCAATAGATATTAATAGATTATCTCCAACTGATTTAGAGTTTTTATTTTTACAAATTAGAATAATATCAGTAGGAGAAACATCTGAGGTAGGGATAAATTGTGAAGAATGTGGTGAGGAAAATATAGTAACAATAAATTATTTAAATCATGAAGTATTACAACCTTCAGAAATAGTAGATAAAATTTTAAAAATTAATGATCAAATTTCATTAGAATTGAGAGTACCACATCTATTAGATATCGCAGACATCTCAAAGAAACATGGAGATAATCCAGAAGATAGTACTCAGGCTACATTTGATATGTTAACTAGATGTATTGATAAAATTATGCATGAAGATGAAGTTTTAACTAGAGATGATTTTAGTGAAGAAGACTTGAACAAGTTTGTAGAAGGTATGACAATAGATATGTTAGAAAGTATGATGAAGTTTATCGAAAATCAACCTTCATTAGTTATACCAAATGATTTTAATTGTAAAAAATGTGAGGCAAATAATCCAAATATAATAGCGGGGATGGAAAATTTTTTCGTCTAGGCCTCTCTCATGATAACCTGCATAATTTTATAAATACTAATTTTATTCTGGTACAAAATCATAAATATAGTATGAATGAATTGAATAATATGATACCTTGGGAGAGGGAAGTATATTTAACTCTGTTAGTAAAACAAATACAGGAAGAAAACAGAAGACAACAACAAAGTCAAATGAAATGAGGTAATTAAAATGGCTAGAGAAGATCAATTTTCGGGTGATATGAGCCGAAACGAAGTAGAGATAGACTTAAAGAAGTTTATGTCTATGGTTTCCGAAATAGGGGAACTGAAACAAGAGATATTTGAATTAACAAATGATGATAGAAAGAATCCATGGCAGAAGTGGATATTCTTTGCTAAGATGATAGATGCATGGAGACTAATACCAAGATTATTTCTAGGTGTCTATGTGTATCTATTATACTATGCAACATTTTGGTTCATGGATTTAGCTGAACCTACAATAGAACAATCAGGTCTTATCAGTATCTTAGTTGGTGCTGGTGCAGCTTGGTTTGGCCTATATGTAAACTCAGCAGCAAAAGAACATGGTGATAGTAATCCAAACTAAGGAAAAATAAATGGCCGAAGGCACAATCAATGACCCAATAATAAAAGTCACGGAGGCTTTAAAAGAGTCAATCGATAAAAACACCGCTACTATTGGATCTTTAGTACAGTCTAGTATTGCTCAACATAATCGTTATAAACAAGATCGTGTTCAAGATCAACAACAACATGAAAAAGAAAAACAATTTGAGCACAAGATGCAAGGTCAAGAAGTTCAAGTTGGTAGAGATGGTCAGTTGTTACAAGAGAAGACTATGAAAGAAACTAGGAATCTGGGTAAACTAGGTGACAAAGGTCCTAAAGATGGAAATATGGCAAATGATAAAGGTCAACAAAAGACAGCTACACTTTTGGGAGACCTTCAAGATAGTACAAAGGCTCTGTCTGACTATATGCCATTCGGATTCCAAGAAAATATAGAAGCAATTACAGGGAAGATAGGTCAATCAATAGATAAACAAGCCGGTCTGGAAAATCTCTTTGGTGCAGTCAAAGGAGATTTCTCATTAATGTTGGGTGGATTAAATGCACTACAAAATATTCCTGGATTTAATATTCTTAAAGTTTTATTAATGACTTTAATTAAATATGTTTGGAAAGGTATAAAGGGAATTGTCCGTCTGTTTTCTTCTTCTAATGAGCTTACTGAGGACCAACTTAAATTAGCCAAATTAGATGCAAAAAGATTGAAGAAGCTTGAAAAGAAAGGTGATTTCAAACTTTCAAAAACAGGTATTCCTTCAAAAAAGGGAAAAGATGGCAAATGGAAATTTCAAGGAACCGGGTTTAGAAGTTATCTTCCTGGTGGATTGTCTCCGAGAGAAAGAGGATTAGCAAGAAGACAAAAACAAAGATTTGACATTCAAAATAAAGGCCAACGAGGTAATGATAAAATGTCAAGGGCTATACAAAGTATGTGGAAGTCTCTTAAACCTGTTTTAAAGAGTTGGAAATTTGCCATGATGTTCAATAAAGTAAAAACTTTATTAATTCTCGGTGTGATTGGTGGTATTGGTTACGCATTATATAAATTATGGGATAGTTTTAAGACCTTAAAAAATAGTCTTATGCAATGGTTGGGTTGGCAACCAAAGAACGCTGCAGACGCTGCAGGAATAGAAGGTAAAACAGTAAGTGGTGAAACACTCAAACACGGTTCTACTGGAGAAGATTTACAAAGTGCAAAAACGAAAGAGTCAAAATGGTTGGGTATCAATGAAGGTCCAGATAGATTCTTTAATAAAGATTCCTGGACTGGCGCGTCAGAAATTGATAGATCAAAAATTCATGAAGTATCTTCTGGACAATTACTACAGCTTTTAAGGGAAGAAGGTGATGATATGCGTGATAGAGATAAAATTTTTATACAAGAAGAAATTAAAAAGAGATTAAAAAATAAGAAAACCAACACGGAACAAGACATGACAGATGATTATTATCAAAGAATAAATCAAGAGAGAAAAGCTTTTATCGAGGCTGAATTAGAAAGAACAAAACAAAGAGATTTACGAAACGCAAGGGCTGCCTTCGGTCCAGAATGGCTCACTGGTTATACTGATGAGCAGTTGTCTAAAATGTCCAAGTCCGCCCAACAGAAGTATCTACAACAAGAAATGAGTCATAGAAACACTACAAACTTCCAACCAATTGATGCGGCACTTCAGGATGTAGTAAGCAAGTTTGGCATCTATGGATACTAGATTAAAGAAATACACCAATAGAGATATAGTGAAAAAACTAGCCCCTCTACCCGCCGTTTAATCTGATACCGCCTGCCGCATTCGATACCTTTCCTCATTGAATATTAAGAATCCCCATTCTTAATTGTCCCGCCTTCTATTAGAACATTTGTGAAGGCTCATGACCTGACACGAAGGTCATTCCCATATCTCTGATTAGGTTATAGTATTTATAACTTAATTACTGATCATTCGCAAGTTTTTCAAAATAACTCATAGTAGAATCACTAGAATCATCTGAATTACTTACAGGTGTCGGTGTATCAGCCCAAGGTTTTTCATCAGCTGTTGCTGTTTGACCAACCGTGTTATCATCTGCAATAGTTTCTGCAGTTGCAGTAGATACTTCTACTCCTGCCAATCCTAAAGCTCTGTCTAATTGAGCTTTCAATTCATCATAAGATTTAAATTGATCAGGTGCAATTAACTCTGCTAAAGAATGTTGCTTGTTGTAGATACCTTCTAAAACAGAATCGTCTTCTGAGATAGGAGAAGGACTTGCGAACTCTGATTTATCATAGTTCCAATATCCATCTACTTTTCTAACTTTAAGTTTAAAGTTAGCACCTTCCCACATATCAAATGGATTGATAGGGTTCTCGTCCTCGAACTGAGGTTGCATTACATCTTTAATTTTCTCAAAGATTTTTTTACCGAAACGATAAAGCATTACTTTACCTTCGTTCTCAGGGTGAGTAGGATCTGATACGACCATAATATTGGCTACATAATGTAGTCTTCTTTTTTGTCTTCTCGCCTGATCCTTTTGGGCTTCATCTCCACTGTTCCATAGTTGAGTATTATACTCACTTATAGGACAATTTTGATTAAGTGTTGTTAAAGATTTCTCTATTAACCAACCACCTGGTCCTTGAAAACCATGATCCCAATATTGGACCCACGGAAGTTCTTCTCCATTGGCTGCTGGTAAGAAACGAAGAACTGCATAACCATTACCAGATTTATCTAGTTCAGGTTTCCAGAATCTATCGTCACCATAGGATTTCTTTTCGGAAGTCTCTTTTTCAAGAGCTGTTTGAAGTTTGTCGAATCCGCCTCGACTGCGTTTAAGTTCATTAAATGACATTTTATCTCCTTGTATATATTTTATTATTGTATTTAATATTATCCACTTATTTCATTATATAAAACTATCGTATGTTAACGGTTTTTTAATTCCGTCATTATATATAGTATAATTGACATCTTCAAATTTGTCAATCACTTTTTTTATCTGTACTTCTTGAGTTCCTAATAGTGAGTTAGGATCATCTGTACCAACCCTCAAGCGAGAAGTTTCTTTCTCTCTTTCATAGGCATTAGTACCAGCATAGATATTCTGATAAGTATCATCTTGAAAGTTCCATATTGAATCGAAACCAACAAGACATACTTCATCAAAACCCATTATAGAAGCCTGAGCCATAGCTTGACTTCCTGCAAAGAAGTTAACACTAAATCTAGAGTCTTCTTCTGTACCTTGCATGTTCGTTATTTTCCATTGTGAGTCAACACCCACAACATGAACTTCCATGATATCTGATATATCATCTTGAAGTCCGAATATCCAACATTCACTCCATCTATCTAAATCAGATTCTTTAACAGCGAATGAAGGATCAAAAGACATTAGTATAACCTCTTTCATATCCTTAGGTATAGGATCAAAGTCAGGAAATATACATTTATTATCTTTAGGGTATTCTGATTTACATATCTCTTTAATAATTCTTGAATCTCCTGAGACTAAGTAATCAGGACTGTAATCTCTATACAATGCATTACAACCAAATGTAGTTCCATCAAGTGTATCTAAATCTAATCCTTTTCTAGAAGGACCATTACCTATTATATAAGCTATACCCATACTTCTCTAATCTGTTTTCTTAATTTTAATTTATCTACTTCAATAAATGGTTTTAACTTAGTCAATTTATCTCTTTCTTTTGGCCATATAAATTGTTCTTGTATCAATTCATCAAAGTCTCCGAATATACCAAACATAGAATCAAAAGTAATAAATGTTTCAGCAGTTATCTTCTTACCTAAGTATTCTTTTAAAACTGGTGGGTGTTGTCCCTTTTCACATTCTAAGACTACATCAATATCATTATATACATCTTGTAAGTATTTCATGTCTTGTATAATACAGTATGATAATTTTTGTTTTTTCTTTTTAAATTCTTTATAGTTGTCAACACATTCTTGATCTAATAAATTTTTCACATAATATTTTTGTTGTGAAAGGTTAGCCACTAAAAAATCTCTGAGTTCATCTCTATGTTCTCTAGCCAACTTAGCAAAATGATATTTATCATTTCTTTTTAAGAATGCTGGTAACTTTGCTGGCACTTTACCATTATACTTAAAGTAATCATAAGATTCTGTATGAAAATGATTATTGATAGCTAAGTATAAACAGTAAGCGTCGAATCCTTCACGACTGGTCATTAATATAGTTTAGGTCTACCCAATGTATTATTGTTTAGTTGATTTATCTGTTCTCTACGAATTGCTTCTTTCTTTTTTCTTTGTCTTTTCTGTGCTGGCTTTTCGTAATATTCTCTCTTACGAACTTCTGCAACAATACCTGCTCGTTCACACTTTTTCTTAAACTGTCTAAGCATTACATCAAAAGGAAGAGGTCCGTCAAACTTCTTTTTCTTTTTAAATTTTTTTCTTTGATGATAAGGTTTTTGTCTTTGTGGTCTCATAATTTATATTGGTAATTTTGCATTTGATTCTTCTTTTAAAAATCTAAGACTTACAGCCTCAGCTTTTATTTTCTCTTTTAGGGGAGGAGTTATCAATCCTTTTACTGAATCAGGTTCTAGATGATTCTCTTGACAAAAATGAACTATGGCGTCTATATAAGTAAGATGTTTATCTATTACTAATTGTTCAACTGAGTTTGTAAACTTCTTTTTAGTTAAGATCATATATCTATTATACTACGGATTTGTGTCCTGTCAAGGCGTTGGTGGGTTATTGTGTCCTATCATTGAATCAGGGTCCCAATTCTGTATTGCTTGATGTATAGCTTCTTCTGCTAATACAGAACAATGTAATTTGATTGGTGGTAATTGAAGAGCCTCTGCTATGTCTTTATCTTTTATTAGTTTAGCTTCTTCTATTGTTTTACCCTTTAACATTTCTACGAACATAGTACTTGAGGCAATTGCTGAACCACAACCATATGTTTTAAACTTAACAT